GTTGTGCTTCACCAGCTTCGCGATCTGGTCCTGCTGCTGCTGCGTGAACGAGACGCCGACGCGGGTCAGCGCGGTGATCCCCTTGACCGGGTCGTTCAGGGCCTTGCCCAGCTGGATGTTCGCCGACTTCAGGTCGGTGCCCATCGCCACGGACATGTCCAGGCCGATCTTCGTGGCTCGCGTGAAGATGTCGTTGCCCTTGCCGACCTCGTCACGGATGTTCCGGAACGTGAGGAGCAGGTTTTCGCCGGCCTGGATCTCCTCGTCGTCGACCCCCGCCTTCAGCGACAGCTTGTTCGCCAGATTGCCGATCGAGTCCGCAGTGAGGTTCGCGGCGTTCTTAGTCGACTTCAGGACCGCGACGGTCTGCGCGCTCACCTTGTTGGACTCGCGCGCCTGGGCGACCGAGTCGATCATGAACGTGGTGACCTTCTGCACCACGTACAGGCCGACGAACGCCTTGGCCAACAGCCCCAGCCCGGAGCGCAGCGCGCTGACAGACTTCGTCGACCCGGACACCGAGTGGCCGAACCGATTGAACGTCGAGGACGCGTGATCGCGGGCGTATATGTCGAAAGACAGGGGGACTGTGGTCGACAAGGGTCAGCCCTCCCTGCGGTCTAGGAACTCGAGGTAGTCGGCCACCAGCGCAGGGGTCAGATAGGGGAGGTCGGAGGGTCTGACTCCGAAGTGGAAGCCGAGTACGGGGAGGAGGGACTCGAGCTCGTCTCGCCGTCCGATGTCGATGGTCCCGACGGGTCCTCTTTTGGGTCGTCCGTGACCTCGACGAGCTCGATCTGACCGAGCCGGACCGAGTTCATGTCGGCGAACTTCACGTCGGGCTCGTCCTCGCGGCGGTGCACCCAGAGGAACGCCATCAGGGCAGGGGCGTTCATCTCCGACAGCGCGTCGCCGATCGGGGCGAGGCCGTTCATGCCGGTGACCTTCTGCATGTCCCAGACCTGCTTGAACGTCAGCTGCGAGGGGTCGCCGTCGTACTCGTGTCGCTTGCCCTCGTCGTCTGTGTAGACGAGCAGGGCACGCTTGACCGCTTCACTCATGGTGCTCACTCCGATTCTTGTTGCTCAGACCATGCGCGCGATACGGCGCAGGGTGTCCTGCATGGCTTCCTGCACGGCGTCTAGTGCCTTGGGCATGGACTTCTCCACGCCCTTCTCGCCGAGCCCGGAGGGGACCGTCTGCGACACCCACGGGCCGTGTCCGTAGACGGGGTGCCGGATCTGACCGCGCTCGACCGCGGGCATGTCGTGGCCGGGGCTGGTGTAGACGAGGCGGACGCCCGCGCTCTTGCCGCTGGTGCGGGTGCGGGGCGAGATCTTCGCGGCGGCCATCGCCTCGTTCAGCCCGCCGCCGTGGGGGAGCCCGTCGCGGTACTCCTCCTTCATGGCCTCGCCGACAGGACGAACCCCGTCGCGGATGCCGCGCAGGAGGTCTTTGCGGATCTCCCTGTCGCCGGCGTCCTTCATGGCGCGGGCGACTCTGACCAGCTGCTCTGCCCCGGTGACCTTCGCCGGGATGCTCGCAGTCACTACAGCGCGGCCTCTTGGCTGATGTACTTGATGGTCGGGAAGTTCGTGCCGTCGAACGTGGTCACGAAGGGCATGGACCCGTTCGGGACCTCGGGGCCGTCGAGGTTCGGCGTCTCGCCCTGCAGGAAGACCTGCGGGAGCTGGATCTCGAACGTCTCGGTGCCGCCCGTGAACGTGCCCGCGGTGCAGGTCAGGACGAGCGCGAACGAGGTGTGCGCGTGCCAGCGGTCGACGAAGTCGGCCTTCGTCACGAAGTCGATGTCCAGGGACCCGGAGATCATGTCCTCGCCGTAGTCGTTCAGGATCGGCTCGCTGATCTTGCCGAGGTTGCCGGCGTAGTTCCGCTCCACGTTGGAGGGGCGCTGGATCTGGACGCTGATGCCCTTGACGCCCTCGACGTGCGCAGCGGCTCCGACGGTCGCGCCGACCTTGACGTCGCAGGACGCCCAGCCGAACGCGGCTGTCGTGAGCTCTGTCGCGGTCGCGAGGGCGGTGGTGTTGTCGAACTCGCGGCCGATGAACTCCCACTCCGACATCAGGACCGAGTCCGCGCCCTGCGAGATGCTGAACGTCGCAGACGTGGGCTTGGCGCCGAGCAGCGAGTGGGGACGCGAGGTTCCGGTCGAGCCCTCGGGGGTGCCGGTCTGCAGGGTGAGGGACTTGCCGAACGGGTCGGCCAGGATGTGCGTCTGCGTGTAGCCGGGGCCCGCGCCGATGATGACCGGCGTCACGGAGGTTCCCATCAGAGCCTGGAGTAGCGGGCCGAACTGCTTGGACCAGACCGGCATCGTGACGTTGGCGGTCCCGCCCTCGCCCGTCTGCACGACCCTGGACCCGAGCGGCTGCATACGCCCTGCGGCGAACCCGTTCGGGAACGCGTAGGTCGAAGCGTCCTTGATGTTCGCCGTCGACGCGGCCGGGAACTTCGTCGGCGCGACATACGTGCCGTAGGTGACCTCGGCGATGTAGCCGAACTGGCCGCCGATTCCGGATCTGATAGCCATCAGCTGCTCGCCTTCTTCGCGGTCTTCTTCGGCTTGTGGTCGGTCGGGGACTCGATCTCAGACCAGGGGTGGCCCTCGGAGCGGTGGGCCTCGTCCGGGACGTAGCCCTCGTAGCGGTCGTCGGGGACCTCGACCACGTCTCCCGGCTCGACCGTCAGGCCCAGCTCGGGGACGTAGGCGGCATCTGCGCCGTCCCACTGGACTCGTGCCATTGCGTCTCCTCAGATCTGCTTGCTGTAGCTGACGGTGAACGGGACTCTCGCGGCGACGCTGTCGTCGGTCCGCTCGTAGGCGAGCGAGCCGGTGAGGACCTCGTAGATCTCGTAGCCCTCCAGGTCGGTGTCGTGAGACGTGATGGCGGCCCTAAGCGCCTGCTCGCAGGTCGACACGTAGCCGAACACCAGAGCCCTCTCGGCGGACCAGGAGATCCCGCCCGACCACGACACGGCGACGCAGGTGACGGATGCCTGCTCGCGCTTGATGGTGGAGCCGACGTAGCGGAGGTCTTGGTCGAACGTCGCGGCTTCGCCGCCGTCCGCGTCTACCCCGTCCCAGCCGACCGCCACGAACGCCTGCTTGTCGGCGTCGGTGATCGGAGGCCCGTCGTACACGTCGACAGACAGGGCGGCGTCGAAGACGGAGACGAGCTTCTCGACGAACGCGGGCAGGGCTGACGCCGAGGTCACCTCTGCACCCGCTCGAACAAGGGCGCGTCGATCTCACCTGTGACCACGAGCAGCGCGGCGCGCATTCCACGGATGTACTGCGGTGAGCAGATCGGCTCGTAGTCGCGGATCATCTGCTCGATGCGTTCTGCGATCTCCTCGCGCTCGCTCACGCGAAGCCCAGCAGCTTCTCGCTGGGAGCCAGCCACTCCATCGCGCGGTTCGGGACGAGGAACGGGACAGGGTCAGAGGACCGCTGCGACGTCCACGCGTTCTTCAGGATCTCGAGCGCGCCCATGCGGATGTTGGCGGGGAGGTCGGGCAGGCCGACGGTGTACGTGACGGTGAAGGGGTAGTACGGGAACGTCGATCCGTAGTTCAGCCAGAGCATCCCGCCGTCCGTGTGCCAGCCGGTCACGGAGACGACGGACGCGTCGGACACCAGGGCCGCGGAGTCGACCGTCAGGATGTTCGTGTACGGGAGCGACATCGCCGACGAGTAGCAGGTCGGGTACAGGGTGCTGGTGACCTGCCGCCTCACGACGGGGCCGACGATCTTCTCCACTGTCGCGGTGACGCCCTCGAGCATGGAGCGGAGCTCGTCGTCCTGCGTCGTGTCCGTGGAGCGGATGTTCAGGTACGCCTTCGCCTCGGACAGCCCGATGATGAGCGGGGCCGCCGCGGGAGACACGTCGAACGCGTCCGTGTGCGCCGTGTTCGGCACGGTGGTGACCCAGCGGACCAGATGCCTGCCCGCCTGAGTCGGGACGTACAGCGACGAGTAGAGGCCCGTGCTGTCGTTAGTCGGGGTCGGTGTGGCGGTGGTTCCGTCGGGGAGCGTGACCGTGAGGACGATGGTCGACGGGTTGACGAGCGCGTCTGCGGCGTTGCGGATCGCGACGCCGATCGGGACGGTGTCGCCGAGGTCGTAGGCCATGCTCAGACCCCTCTCGCAGACGGCCCGGTCAGGACGCGGTCGGATGCTGTGGACGCAGAGACGGTGTTTGCTCCGGCGTAGGAGGCTGTCGTCGAGCCGGGACTAGCCGTCGGGGCGGTGGCCGATCCAGCCTGAGCTTTTGGGTAGGGGGGGTCGTAGGCGGACGCGGTGCCCTGCGTGGCCGGCGCGACCGTCGCCGCCACGCCTGTCGCCGTCAGGGTGAGAACGACTGGTGTGACGGTCGCCGAGCTGGTCTTGCCGACCACGCCGGACGCTGTGAGTCCCACCGCGACGGTCTGCGACGCTCCTGTGGCCTCGCCGACCTGGCCGGTCGAGACGAGGCCGACAGTCTCTGCGAGAGCGGACCCGGTCGACAGTGCGACGAACCCCGTCGCGGTCCGGTTGACCGTCTCTGTCTGAGAGGCTCCGGTCGACGCTCCGACGACGCCGGTCGACGTGCTGGCGACCGTCTCGGCGAGGGTTGATCCGCTGGACAGCCCTGAGGTGAT